ACCTCCATTAGCACATTCATTTACAGCAGCTACTAATTCAACTAATTTTGTTAAATCTGAATTTTTTATTCTAACACAATCTTGAAAAGCAATTAATAATTCATTTATTGTTTGATTTATTTCGTTACATTGAATTGTTGACATGAGTAATAATTTAAGAAACCCTAGTTGCTATTTTAGTGCTTGTATTAAAGAAAATATTTCCTGGTATTAAACCACCAGTTAAAGCTTCCGTATTATCTGCATAAGTCGGTAAATCATTAAAATAAGTACCATTAATAGTCGCAGAAGGTGCAGTCACTCTTATAAATTGATTAGTTGTCCAGTTTTTTACATCTTTTATATTTGAACCAGTAACAGAAACAGTTTTAGGTGTTAAAGGTAAAGATCCAATATATTTAAAAGAACCATAAGTATTATCAGAAATTTGAACAGCAATAGTATCTAAATAATTTAAAGTAACTTCTCCATCTAAACTGTCAATTTGAATTAAATTTTTCATTCTGTCAGAATGAAATTTTCCAGACTCAAGTATTAATTGAGAATGACCTATTGATTTGCAAAAAGCCTCTTCTCCACCAATAATAAAGCCTCCAGAATAACCTTGTTGATTAGTTTGACTAAAATTTTCAATTCTAATATAACCATTACTTCTACCAGAAGTTCCATCTGTCCTGTTTATAATATAAAATAAATTATCTTTTGGACTATATACAGAAGATGCTTCTGTTTCATAATTAGTATAATAATTATTAAAATTCATGTCAATATTATACCATGAAGTTGAAGTATTTAAATTATAAACTAATGTTGAAGAAGATCCTACAATTTTACAATTTTTCATTGTAAATCCACCTTCACCATACCAATTAATATCTTTATTAACTATCATATAATTTGTAGTTGGTAAAGTGTTTTGTGCGTAAACTGTACCACCAAATAATGTTCCAACAGAAGAATAACTACTAAAATCTTCTTGATATGCTGTATCGTAAATTTTACAATTTTCAAAATCAATACCTACACTATTTTGAAAGGTAGATATACTTGGAGATTTATAATTTAAATTATAAATCATTTTATGTTTTGTTTCTGAAATAATGGTAACATCTTTAAAAGACATAAAGATTGTGTTATCTAATTTTCCATTTATTGTTTTTGGATCTAAGTTACATAAATATTGTGTAGATATAAAGTAATCTTGAGTTCCTCTATAATAAATTGTAAAACCATTACCCCTTAATCTTAATTGATTTATACTTAAATAAGTCATAGCATCGGCTCCAGTACTTGGAACTATAACATCGCTCAATAGTTCTATAACACCTGTTTGAGCATATCCTGGTTGTAATATTGTTCCTCCATTTGGAGCATCTATATAAGCATCAAATGCTTTTTTCAAAGATTTAAATGGTTTAGAAATTGTTCCAGTTTCTTCTGTAGCTAAAGAATTTACATTTACATAAAATATAACATTATTTACATCTATTGGAGTATTTATAGTAATTTCACCAGAAGCTTCTGTTATTTCTAAATTATTTGTTTTTAATCTTTTTCCACTAATTAAAATACTATCTCCAACTGTAGATATTCCAGAAAGAACTGGAATACCTGTTGTTCCAGCATTAACAACATCTATTTTTTTAAAATTAAATACTGTGTCGTTTCCATTTACAGTTTTATCTTTATATACTGGTTGACCAGTTCCTAAAGAAGTAGCGTCGAAAGATTTTTCATCAGCTTTGTTAACATATTCTACTTTAAAAAAATTATATTTTTTATTAGAATAAGTTATTCCGAAAGTAGTTATATTAGAAGGATATGTAAAATCACCATTAAATAATAATCCAGTATCTTCTTGTCCTGATAAAACTTCTTTCCATTCCCATATTGTTTTTTCAGCAACACAATATACTCTTAAACCATCATAATATGTAAAAGCTAATTGATTATTATCTCCTAAGTGAGATAACGTGTCTTCATTTAAAGCATATCTTTTTACATCTAATGGAATTTGTGTGGTTATATTTAATCCTTTTGGGATATTGTTTGAATCTTGTGACATATTATGTTTTTATTATTTTAAAATTAATTTCACCATTTGAATAAATATATTTTGATACAAATAATGTTGTATTTATATCTTGATAATAATGTGTATCAAATGTATCTGTTACATTATTATTTAATATGTCTATTAAATTATAACTACTATTGTTTGATTCAAGAATAGCAAAACATAATCTACCTATATTAGTGTAGTTTATTAATTTACCTTCATTAAAAGAAATTAATGAATCTTGTTGTTTATTTGTAAAATATCCTGTCTGATTTACTAAAGGTAACAAATCATTGTAAGTTGTAGAATAATCTTCTTCTTGCCAATAAAAAACGTTTTCAAATTTAGGATAAGTGTTACAATCAATTGTTTCAGCTTGAAAAAATTTAGTTTTTACCGGAATTTGATATTTTATTAAATTTTTAACTTTACAGATATCTTGAGAATTAAAATATATACTACTATAAATAGCCATTAATTTTCTTCGTTGTTCATTATTTAATGTTAAACAACATCCATTTAATAATTTAAATACAATATTTAAAATATATAAATTTTTTGAACTTAAAGATCCTGTAATTTTTGATTTGTTATAAATTTTATCTAAAGAACTTATTAAGACAGGTATGTGATTATTATCATCTATTTCAATCATTATACAATCTGTTTAAATTTACTACAAGAAGTACACGATACATTTCCACATTCATTACATTCTTCTAAAGAACATAATTTTTTTAATTTATTTATTGTAGAAATTGCTTGTAAATAATAACCTAAATCGATTGACTTTTCTATTGAATCAATTAATAAAGAAATTGTAATTAATGTATTTTTAGAATTTGTATCTTTACAATTTAAACAATTATCAATTTCAGATTTTAATAAAAAATTTAACATGCATTGGTAATAATTTGTTAAACTATAAGTAATACCTAATGCAGGATATAAACATTCTGGACAATCTTCATTTGGAGCATTATCTTGAACTTCAATAAAATATATATCTTCAAATTTTGAAATACCTAATTCAGAAGTTGTTACAATAATTACTTCTCTATTATTAGAATTTTCAAGTTTGTAATTTAAATTTACAGCTAAAGAATAATCTTTAAATGTATTAATATTCCATAACATTAGTGATGTAATATCATAGCCAACAGTTGTTTGAACGTCTATTGCTAATTGGGTACCACTATTAATTATTTCAAAATTATTTATTACTACTGCCATATTTTTTGTAAAAAAAAAGGAAGAAGAAATTTTTCTCTCTTCTTCCTTTTGTTAGGTTATTATTACGATGTTGCTAAATTAGCAGGAACACCTGCATTTGGAGCAACTGTTCTAAGTTTTGCTAAAAAGTCATTTGTTAATGAGTTTGAAGCAATTGTACCTACAGTAAAAGGAAAAACAACATGTAATTCTTTAAATTGTCTTTCTACATTTACTCCAGTTCTATCTTTATGATATCCAATTACAACACAATTATAAGTTCCTGTAGGACTTGCTAAATATGTTGGGTCAAAATTGTTAGGGAATCCCATTTCACGACCATAATCAGCATTTTCATAACCCATTAATGAATATTCAGCTAAAGAAACTTGTTTTCCAGTACCAACACCTGCTTTAATACCTTGAGTTAAAGTAGTTGTTAATATGTTATAAGATGTTCCAGCTGCAGCAAGTGTTGCTGGAGAATTATCTTTAACTGAAGTTTCTATTTCAAAATTAACAGGATCTCCTGCAATTTTACCAAGTTTAAAAGATTGTACTTGACCTGTAAAAACTAAAGTTGAGCCTGAAACAGTAACTTGAATTTCTTTATATTCATTATCTCTCTTCAATGAAGCATTTAAGTTTGCTGCTAATTGATTTAAAATATCAGTATAAGTTAAAGTGTTATTAACACTTGTTACTACAAAACCATGAATATGTCTAAAGTTTTGAGGAGAACCTATTCCATCAAACTTACGAATAGATACTCTATAAGTAGCGTTTGCAATAGGAGTTCCTGTAAAACCACTCACAGTAATTATTTTTGGTAATTCTGGAGAATACGTACCTACTTTAACATAATCAATCTGTAAAGGATCAATTGTATCTGAAGCATCTACACCTGTCAAAGAAGTATCTTTTTTATGAATTACTTTAAATGGTAAGTTTGCAGCAATAGCCGAACCATCTGCTTTAATTACAGCAACTTCACCTAAAGAAGCTCCTGAATTAAAAGTTGAATTTGTTGTTTCTGAAGCTACGGCTGTAGCCACCATTAATTTACCTACATTTTTTGGAGAAATTATACTCGCCATATTTTTAATTTTTAATTATTTCTATTATTTAATTGAACTTTATTTTTTAGATTACTTTCTCTATAATCACTATATGCTAATTCTACTGCTCTATCTAAAATTTCTGGATGAATTTCTTTATTTAATTTACAAGTTTGTTCACTTGTAATTCCATCAATTGTTAAATTCATTCCTGAAAATTCAGGATCTGTTGCTAAATTTGTCAAAATTATTGGTTCAGGATATTTTAAATATCTAATTTGATATTCAATAATATCTACATTACTCACTATCTCAACCATTGACGAATTATAATCTAATCTCCAAGCTTTTTCTTCGTAAGGTTTTCTAAAAGGATTTTTAATATTTTCTTCAAATTGATCCAATGTTGTAGGGACAATAGTTAATTCTTTTTCACATCCATTTTTTTTAAAAATTCCTTTTTCATGCTTTATTAAAAACACGTCTTGAGGAAGTACACAAAATTTAGAATTAGAATTAATATTTTGAGAATTACTAATAAAAGAATTTGACTTATAGTCTTTAATTAATTCTTTTAAATCAGTTCTTCTTTTATCAGAACCTTCAAATCCTTTTTGATATTTATTTTGTAAACCATTATATTCTTTTATAATCTCAAGTTGAGCTTTAGTTAAATATACAGATTTTTCATATTTATCAATTCCAGGTGCAGCATTTGATGCAATATTATTATAAAGAATATCAAATTGTAAACTAAATTCACTAGTTGTCATTTATTATTTTGTATTTGACACTCTTGCTTGAATTAAATCTCGAACTTCTTGATTTTTAGGATCAATTAAATAGTTGACAGCATTTGGTAATGAAGCAATTTCTCCTTGTTTAGCTAATGTTAAACCGTCAATTGTTTCATACTTACCATTTTTCTTTAAAATAATACCTGCATTTTCTGCAAGAGCAATTAATGTTTTTGTTTCAAAATTAGGATCTTCTACTAAATTTAAAAAATCTTTTGTTCTAGTATCTACTAAAGTTTCTACTTCAGTATTAATATATTTCATGGCTGAATTATCTGAAACTTTTTTACCAGTCATTAAATAAATTATCGATACTAATACATCACGATTATCTTCAATTTTCCAATATTGTTTCCAAGCTGATTTAGTTAAATCTAATTTTTTAGATCTATCTTTAAGTTCTTCACCAGATCTTGTAATATAAAATTGATAAGTTCCTTTATTCATTTTTTTAAATTCTTCTAAAGATGGCGCAATTACATCTGACCACGCTAAAAGAATTTTATATTTTATATAATCTTCAGGTACGGATAAATCTAAAATATTATCAATTTTTTCAAGACTTACAAATTGGTTTTTCCAAAAATCACTATAAATTGATAAATTAACTCCTGCGAAATGTCCTTTTTCAAAAAATTCTTTTTCTTCATTTGTTAATACATTTTTTAATCCTCCATTTCTTAAAAGAGGTACACAAAATTTTCGTGTAGCACCTTCAATCATACCTCCTGAAATTACATGAGAATCTGCTACATCAGCAGCTAAACCTCTATTTCTTTTTATAAATTTAATCGTTACTTTTTCATCAGGTAACTGAAATGTTTGTTTCTCCTTTTCTCCTTTTAATACTTCTCCCATTATTTTTAATTTTTAATTATTAAAATAGTACTCCAGTTTTTTGTTCTGGAGTACTATGTTTTTTATTAGAATTGATAAATTATACTTGGAATTAATGATGCAGTTCTAGAAGGATCTTTTACCATAGCTCCTTGCATTGCATAAGCTGTAATAGTAGCACTATCTTCCATTCTACCCATATTACCAGAACCTCTTTCACCAGTGAAAGGATTTCTGAAACCTGCTTGATATCCTCTAATTTCTTCGTTATCTCTAACCATTACTTTTTGGATATTTGGCTCTTCAGTTGAACCAATGTATAAAATATCATATCTGTATGATTCTGCAACACCTCCATCTGGATGCATTATTTTATTACGAACTTTATCATCGTACATTGGATCTACTTCCAACATTACTTTAATAGAGTTAGCAAATTCATATTCAGTAAATTGATATCCTGCTTTGAAAGCATTTGAATGCAACGGAGAACTTACTTTTTGTACAACAGCAGGGTTGTTTTGAGAAAGTTCTTTCCATGCTTGTCCTTCTCTATTAATAGCTTGAGAGAATTGTTTAGCTCCTCTTTCACCTGTTCTAAGTACAAAGACTCTTTCGTTGAAATTTAATTTACCTTCAGAAAGTTCATGTAACATATCTTCTAAAATTCTCAAAGAGAAAAGATTATACGTAACAATATTTGAAACTTCCATTTGTTCACGAATACCTGAACCTGATTCAATTTTAAATCCTGATTTACCAATATTTAAGAATTGACCATCTTCTGCTCTATTAGACTTACCAAACATAATGTTGTAAGCTTTTAATCTTGAAAGATGTTGTTCAAATCTCCAATAAATTTCTTGCATCCAAGTATGTGAAGTTCTTAATTTACCAGTATTGTCAAGAGATTCAATTTTTGAATAAAATACATCAGTAGCATTTAATTTACAATTGATCATATTACCTGGAACAGTAGTTTCAACTCTAAGTTGAGACATTGTATTTTTCAATGTGTAAGGTGAGCTGAAATTAAGATCTGCACCTTTAATAGACATTGTTCTTTCAACAGGAGCTCCTTCAATTGAGAATTTTTCACCTGTTAATAATTCTGTACCTGGAACACCTTGATATGTTTCTGGTCCGCCCCATACTTCAACAGTATATACATAAGGCCCATTTACACCTTCTGCTTTAGGGTCTGCTAAAACACGATATTGATAAATATCTGGTTTAGAACCTGCAATCACATGTACATCTGTAAAATATTTTTCAGCAAACACAAACTCTATTTCAGCTCTATTTGCACCAACATTAACAGTATTACTATTTACTACAGCACCTTGATATCTTGCCTCAACCAACGGAATACTTCTCTCATGAGAACCTACCATTTTCCAAATGAAATCTCCTTCATCTTCAAGATATTTTACAGGGAACATATTCAACACTGTATCCAAGTTTTTCATACCTGCTTGTGCGAGCAATATACCTGTGATCTGAGATGCAACCATTGGTCTAGTAGCATAAATTTGACCCAAGTGATTTCGTGTTGTTAATCCTGACCAATATTGTCCTTTGGTCATTACAAATTTACCTACACTCATAATTTAATTTTAATTGTTTATAATTATTATTTTTAATATACTAACTTATCTCCAATTTCTTGATCAAAAGCATTCAAATCATCAATAAATGAAGGATCTCCTCCAGTTAATACGTGTTGATTATTCTTTAAAGCTTTTTCTAATTGGTTTATTGTATTTGTTTTTTCTTGTTTTCCAAAAATACTAAAATCTTTAAAACCTTTACTTAATGTAAATACTGTGTAAAGTTTTTGAGCAAAATCTTTTTCTTCTCTTTGAGCTTTCATTAAAGCATTTTCATCTTCTCCTGTTTTAGGATTTTTACTTACAGGAACAAACATTGTATCTAATACTTTTTTACGAGTTATTTCGTTTAGTTTAATTCCTTTTATAGGCTCTTCAGTTTTTAAAATTGAGTTTTCTAAAAGTTCTCTTTGCTTTTTTTGCTCTTCTTCTTTTTGAATTTTTAAATTCTTTTCGTATTCTTGTTGTTGTGTGAATCTTTCTTTTACACTTAATTTAATATCTTCAAGTGCATCTTTTGAATCTTGTAAATCTTCACCTACTTCAAAACTACGATTTGTTAATTTTAAAGCTTTATCTTCAGAATAACCTTTATTAATAAATCCTTGATGAATAATTTGTCGTCTTAATGATTCATCTGACTCAATAGCTTCTTCAGTAATAGATTCTAACTCTAATTCAATTTCTTTTTGTTGTTTAAATGTTTCAACACTAACCCCATTTCTGAAAGCTTCTAATGCTTCTTTTTGAATATCAGTTAAATCTTTATATTCATTAGCTTTCATTTGTTCAATGACTAATGCTTCTAAATCTTCAGGTGTTTTAACATTTTCTATTTTTGAAGAATCAACAGAGGCGAGAATACCTTTATCATATAAATGTGACGCTAAGGATTTATATAAAGGAGGGGAAGAAGTTTCGTCGTCATTCTGATCAGTTTCCTCATCCTCTGCTTCTTCGACTACTTCATCCTGATTTACATCCTCGTCGATCTCTTCATTTTCTATTTCAGGCTCATCGCCATTTTCGTTTTCTAGATTTAAATTTTCATCATCTAAAAATTCATCATCTAAAAATAAATTCATTCCATAATTATTATCTTCCATATTTCTCCTTTTATTTTGCAAATGTAATATAAAAATTAAAAAAATATTGATTTTTTTTAAAATGCAATATAGCTATTATGCAGCTTTTTTCTTAATTCTTGAAACTGCTATTTTTTTATCTTCACGTTCCATTTTATCTTTATGCATTATCATAGCATCTTGTAAAGCTTTAATTTTTAACATTACATCATCCTTATGTTTTTTATAATCAAATTCGTCAACACTTGAATCATCTGTTTCTTTAACTTCTTCTGGAGCATTTTCTAATTGAAGCATAACCTTCTGAATTTCAGTTTCAGCTTTAACATCAATTTCGTATTTCTTGAGATCTCTATCAAGTTGTTTTTGTTCCATTTCCATAGAAGTTGCTTCTTGTGCTTGCTTAATTTTGTCTTCTTCAATTTTAGCATTTCTTTCATTCATCTCATCTTCAGCGTTTTCTATTTTTCTTCTAATATCTGCTATAGATTGAGATGTTAAAACATCAATTGCTACAGAATAAGAACCTCCATTTTGCATAAATGCTTGTGCAAGAACTTCAAGAGTTTCTTTTACTTTTTTAACTTTAGATCCAGTACTAACAATAAGTCCATAATCTGCTTCATTAATTTCATTACCATCAATATCAATCATTATAATTGACATATCATCAGTAATTGCTTGAAGCTTTTTCTTATTATCTTTTAATGCTATCTTGGCAGTTTCAAGAAATACCTGTAAACATCTTTTCTTAACATCTTCATGTTTCATATACCACCATTCAGTAATATGTGATGATTGTGTTACAGCTCTTTCAGTACCACCAACAGTTTCTCTATTAGATACATTACCTTCTCTTTGTCTAGAAACACCTGCAATTTCACCCATTTCAGCTTTAATAAATTCAAGTAAATTTGTATGCTGTTGAATATAATTACCAGTTTCAAGATCTAAAGGTCTAATATTAGTACCATTCATTTGTCCTGCAAGTTTACCTTGAGAAGAACCCATATTTCCTTCTTTAAAACCATCAATAACACCAATACCTAATTTAGTAGCTTGAGCTAACCATTTTTCTGGCTCCCATCCAGAAGGTATTAATGACATATCTAATAATAAAATTTTACCAAGATTCTTTGCAATAGCTTTATTTAATCTGTCCCAAATAACATCATATAGATATTGATAATTTTTCATTTTATCAACAAGAGAAACAGCTCTACCTTGACTTGTATTATAAACTTCACCTACAATACCTGGATGACAAACAGATGGATTACTTAATCTATTATATTGAACAGGTTTAGGACGCATTCTAATATAAATATCTTTAGCTATTTTAGTTCCTTCCCACCATTCATTTACCCAATAAGAAGTAAGTTCTTCACCTAAATCTTTATTAGGAATATATTCTTCAGACACAAATTTATAATCAGGCTCTCCTGTTAACTCATCATAAAATTTTACTTTAAATATTTGTTTTTGAGATCTCCAATAAATTCTTAAAACTCTAATGTTACCTGCAGAATCAATATATTTACTTGTAAATTGATGACCATTTATTTCAGCAATATCTAAATAACTATTTATAATACTTTCATGAGTATCTCTTAACAAAAGATGATTTTGATCATCTGTAGTATAAGCACCTTTACCTGTAGTACCACTTGTAGAATATTCAGTAATTTGATCAATATCTGCAGCTTTTAATTCATCATAATAATAATCAATTATTTTACCAGGCGACCAATGATCTTCAATAACAATAAGATCTGAATCTTCAATTTTAGATGAATTAGATGATCTAACAGAATGTACTTTTAAACTATTTAATTTTTCAAAAGTAGGTTCATTTGAAACAATATCACATTGATAAATTTCTTCAGCATTAATTAAAGCATCTTTAAATCCTTCATTAAACTTATTTGAAAAATTAAGTTCTTCATAATAATGTTTAACTAAATGATTAACCATTCTTTCTCTAGAATCTTGAAAATTATATTTCAAATATTTAGAAAATTTTTCAATTTCTTTTTGAGCTTCTTCTTCAGAAAGACCTTGTTGTAAAATTGATACTAATTTTTGTTTAACTAATGCAGATTTTTCTTCTTCTTTTTTAGAAATTGCGTCAGGACTAATTACTGTGAAAAACCAATCAAAAGGTCTATTAATTTCTTCACCAATTAAAACATCTATTTTAGGTGTCATTATTGGATGATGAGGGATTTCTCTTGTAATGAAGTCAGCATCAATTCCTTGAGGATTTAATGTGTTTGCAATATCTTCAGGAGAAACAATTCCATTATAAAGATTTAAATTAATAATTCTATTTCGTAATGTTTGTCTGACTCTTTCATTATTATAGAAAGAATATTTATCTGCATGATTCACGTTATCTTTTCGCCATTGTTTACCTTTTGCAGAATATGATAATTTTTGACGAGGCATTTTTGATACAACTGTACTCATGTTTTATATTTAATAATTTGCAAATATAACATAATATATTTATTAGTTTTAAATTATTTAAAATTTTAAAATAGCTAATCGCTGAAAATACTTTTATATTTTTCAGAATTATCTCTTTGTTTTCCATAAACAGAATCAAAAAATTTACTATTTACCCAAGAATGAGAAGATTTACTTTTAGTTTCTACATTTCTTAAACTTTCCCTTTGTCTCAATTTATCTTCTCTCAATATAAAAAGCATATTTGCTGCAGAAACTCTATCAAAGTTTCCGTCAGGATTCCACACAATACATTCTTCTAGATATCCTAAAGATCTAATTGTATGTAAATTTAATTTTTTATTTTCTTCTTGTGTATAAGCTTCAGTCAACATCCAAGTTACTTGTAGTTGTCTTCCCCAAGCATTAATTGGTTTAGTTGATCTGGTACCTTTAGGATTAGACATTGATGGTTTTAACATGTCCATATCTTTAAGTATTTCAGGAGTATCTGCTAAATAATGTAAAGCATTTTTATTCTTAAAATAAGAATGTAGTCCTTTTAAATTATTTTCATAATTTGCTTGTGCATTATAAAAAACACAAAGTTTTAATGCTATTTCATAACATTGTTCGGCTTTAGGATATCTTCCTGTATATTCTGCAACAATTCTATCAGTAAGTAAATCTAATATTAATATTGAAAATAATGAATCTCCTTCATCAGCATCAATAGGGTCAATACCTGCGATATATCTTCCTGATTGAACTTTACCTGAAGAGTCTTTTTTAGGTAATTCAAAAATTTCAACAGCTCCTTCCCTATTTTTACCTCTTTCTACACTAGCTAATCTTATTGGTTTTAAATCAGCATTTGGTTTCCATTTAACTCCTTCTACTGCATCATAAACCAATTCTCCAATATAATGGTTACCTGTAAATCTTTGTTCTTCAGGTTTAATACTATCTAAATAATCACTAAGATCTCCTACAGGAAATATTGTACCGTCAGTACGCATTATTGCTTCTTGAGGTGTCACAGGTTTTTCTGCTCTAGCTTGTGTCAAAGCTGCAGGATCTGAAGTGTTTTTAGCAATTAAATGTCTATTCTCAATAATTTCAATTAATGCTTTGATTACATCTGGTTCTCCATTAATTAAATCATAACATCGATGTCTATTCATATAAGCTCCCCAAAAAAATCCACATTTTGGAGATCCTTGTACATTTTTATCATAAACATTAGTTACTCCAAAGATATTATATCCTTCTGGATCATAAAATAATTTTCTGGAACCTTCAAAAGATGCTCCTTCAGTACCTCCTGTACCTCCAGCCATCATAAATCCAAAAGAAGCAGAACCTGATTCTACAGCTTCTCTGTTAACTCCCCAAGCTGTTTCCAAGTCAGGAAATAAACCATCTTCTTCATATTGAATAAAAGGTCCTCTAATACCTCTCGCTTTTTCAGGATTATCTTTTAACGATACTCCATTCACAGAAGAAAGAAGTCCTTTTCGATTACCATATTTATCAGTATATCCTAATTGAATTTCCATGGATCTTGGAGAATTAACAAGTCTTATTCTAGGTAAAGGTGTGTGAGTTGCAATCCAATCTAAATTATCAATTACTTTTCCAAAAACTCCTTTATCACCTGTTAAGAATGTTTTTTCAGATGCTAAATGAAAATTAACATTTCCTGAACCAGGATACACATACATATTACATGGAGAAATTGCACCAGCTTTAAAAGACCATCCACAACCTCTCATTTTTAAAAGTTTTCCATGTTGACCATCTTGTCTTGCTTGATCTACATAATGAAAAAATAAATAATCTCCTAACCAAGGTCTTGGAAATTCTTGTTGTCTTTCTGCTTTTTGTCGTTTCTTTTTTTTATTTGTATTTTCTACTTCTTCAACAAGCCATATTGGACCATAATTCCAATAGTAATATAAATATCCAGGAATCCATTCTCCATCAGATTCTCTAATAAGTCCTTCTTTCCATCTACGAAGTTCTTCTTTCCAAAAATTAGCATATTCACTTTTAGGATTTGGATTTGGAGGGATGTTGGTATATTTACCATGTTTTTTAAAAAATAAAGCTCTTTCTCTAAAGAAATCCATATCTTCTAAAATATGTGGTTTAGTAACATCTACAACTATTCGATTATCATTATATTGCTTTCTTTCGTCTTCATCTTTTAAATCAGAATGTCGAACTTTATCTTTAGCATATCCTCTAACACTTTCATCAGATATTAAATATTTAATAAAAGGAATTGTTTCTATATATTCTAGAAGTTCATCTTTAATTTTTTTATTTAAATCTTCAGGTATTTCTGATTGAAATTTATTCATTTTCATATATAAATAATATTAAAAGAGTCCATCTTCAAATAAAGCTTTATCTTGTGAACCAACTCGATCTGCTTTTTCTGATATCTCTTTAAGTACAGACGCTTCAAGTTTTTGTAATGAAGCTACAATACTTGGCATTTGAGCTAATGATTTACCTATTTTTTCTATTTCTGCAATAGTTAAATCATCTTTTTCAACAAGTTGTTTTGTTTTCATTGATATGGTATTTGCCATAAACATTGAATTTTTTAATATTTCTGAAGATACAGTTGTACTATGTTTATTGTAAAAATCAATTGCTTCTTGTAAATCTTTAGAAATTTTCCAATCTTTAGGCATTCCTAAATCTTTAGCTATTTCCGAAGCTCTTTCTTTATCATTTAAAAGATATTGATAATCAGATTTAATATCTACATAAAACCATAAAAAAGCAAGTTCTCTTGTAGCTTGAGTTTTATCTTTACTTTTATCATTATCTACAATTTTTTTGAATGGGGTTAACATATATGCTTGTTCAGAAATAATTACGTTCCAATCTCTTAATTCAAATAATTTCATTTAAATCCTATTTTATTTTGTTCAGGTCTAATCATCTTAATTAAATCTTTATAGTTACCTACAACTCTATATTGTTCTCCATAAATATCTTTTAATATACTTACATTCTTATAAAAAGCCCCATGACTTGTAATCATAGGGCCTATTTGATGAATTGTTTCTTTTGGAATATCGATAGGAATTATTATGTTTTCATAAACAACTCCTTCACGATTTTCAAAATTATTATAATTTAATATAATCATTAGTACATTTTTATTTTAGAAGAATCTGTTTTTACCATAGGTCCTTTTGATTCACCAGAATTTGGGAAAGTCATTCCTTCTTTTAAAACTTTATTTGCTTCTTTTTCCATTTCTTCTTGAGCTTTAGTAAAATCATTTAAAGTTACAAATTCTTTTACTGTTTCAGGTAATGTATCAAAATTTGGTATGATACCTTCTATTTCTCTACTATTTATTTTAATATAAATTGTTTCATCACCAGGAATAGAAAAAAACGGAATTACTATTTGTTCAGTAATCATGTCTTGTCCACCAACACCTGCTCTAATAGTTGATTGTTTTTTAACAGTTTGAATAAAGTTTTGCATATTAAGCATTACCCAATCTCCTTCTTTAACCCCTATTGCTTCAGGACCTACAGCTACAACTTGCTGTATTTCTCTAATTTCAGGTGCTGTTTTTCCCAATATTAATGAATAATCTTTTTTTACAAGATTACTTGTAACTAAAATGTAACTACCTCTAGGTATAAAATTAATTTTTTTCATGTTTTTCTATATTTTTTTTAATTTTTTCTACTTTTCTCCAATTAATAAACATTTTACCAATATGTTTAAAATAAAAAGTTGTTTTTAATTTATTAAATTCTTCTTCTGTTTGAATTTCTTTAATAGGTAATTCTTCTACTTTTTCTTTATAGAATTTAAATTGATTATTAAATACTTCTTCCACAACACTTTCAGGTAAGTTAAGTTGTCGTGCTACTTCTTTTATTTTATATTTAAATCTAATATTAATCATTTATTTCAAATTTAAATATTAATGAAAATAATCTAGATTTTTCTAAATTAATTATTGGAATAAATGAAGGGTTTATTTGATTATTAACAATCACTTTATTTTTTCTAAGCGATGTAAGTACATTTCTAAAAGACTGATCATTAGTACCAATCTCTTTAACTATTTTAGTTTTTGTTTCATAATCAAAAGCAAGTTTCCATGCGAGATGATCATTACTAACTTCTTTTTTAAATTGAAAAAAATAGTATAATAATAATGATGTTATTTCAAGTTCCATTTTATCAAGTTTATGTAAAGGTTTAGTAAAAACTAACCAGTGTTTGAAGAAGTCTTTTTCATTTGTTTTTATTAACGCTTGTTTTACTCCCATCTATTTGGATATTTATTTAAATAATGAAATATTGTAGGATGTATTTCAACTTCATTTATAGCATTATTACACAACATACAATAATCATTATCATTATCATCTATTTTAATACTTAATTTTTTACAATGTGTACAACAAACAACAGGATCACTGTCATAGTCAGTTTCATTATTATTAATCATATTTTCTAAATTTTTAATATACCCTGTATCTATTAGTGGAAAAGCACTAAGTTTGTTTCTATCTTTATAATACTTAACAATTTTTTTTAATTGTTTTAACATATAATAATTATCCATGTTTTATTTCAATTATTAATTCCCAAGAGTTATTAATAAATTTATGATTAATTATTCCAATTATTGGATTATCAATTAATAATTTTACATTATCAATAATTTCTTGCTCTTTTGATAATAACTCATTATAAGTATTAAATTTACATTTATACTCAGCCATTTGTAATATTATTATCAATTTTATACTGTTCCCAATCACTAGAGTTCATGAAATCTGGAAATCTAGATTCATTACATGTTTCAGAAACAAATATTTTTCCTGGATAATCACAACCACATTTTATACAAGATCCTTGTTTAGCACAATCATCTTTACATTTAAACATTCTGTATTCAATTTGTTCTTTTTGATGTTTTGGTAAACCTAAAAACATATTGTAATACATTCTACTATAACCTTCAACATATTGTTTAATTTGTTTCAATGTTGGCATTTTCTTTATTTTTTAAATGTTTTAAATAATCTTTCATTCCAAAATAAAATTTTTCTCTTTCTGTTTGAAATGAGTTTTTACCTCTTTTTGAATTATTAAAAGGTCTTTTGAGAGAATTACCATAAACATCTATAACTCCTCTTTTTAATTTTCTAGATAAACTTTGTCCTTTGTTTTTTCCTTTTCCCATATTTATTAATATTAATTTTAAACAAATATAGCAATAATAAATTTAAAATGCAAATTTTTTTTAAAAAAAAAGTCCAGACGTAATCTGGACCTTATATAATACTATATGATTCTATACAACTTATATTATTTACTTATTAAATATAAGAACCCCTGGTCATGCTGTGGAATTCAGCCGACAGGTAATTTTACAAGATGTTCCTACAGACAGTGCGCGTGGTCCAGAATAACTTAAAAAACCCTCCCTGTGGGCACATGTTATTCAATCTGTAGATTATTCTCTTGTCGGGACACCTAGGATTCAAACATTCTTATTATTACCCTCTAGCACCTACGCTCATACTTGTTCAAGGTAAAGCTTTAGGTTGACTAATCATTCAATAAGAATTATATTTGCAAATATATAATATATTTTATTAAAATTTTAAAAAAATTAAAAATCTTATATAGCTAACGATTTAATTAATTCTTTAACAAAAATTAAATTTTCAAAATTATATGCTTCATTTAATATTTCAAGTTTGTTATATTGTTCAATATCTATTTTATTTCTTATAAATAATTCTTTTATTTGTACATAATTATTATATTGAACATGCATTAAATCTTGATAGTCTATCATTTTATTTATTAAACTTGTCATTTATCTAATTCTTTTATTATATTTCCTACAAATTCTACATCTTCTCTAGTTCTCATCATATTAATAAGAGAATCTTTGGTAAGATCATTAATTACTCCTTCTATATTTAAAGCATCTAACATATGTTTACATGCTATTTTACCTGACAAATGTATTGCAATTGTTCTATGTTCTAGATTTGTCATAATTTTTCTAATATTATTTGATTTGCTAATACTAAATTCTCTTCTAAACCAGAATTTATTAATTTTTCAAGATTATTTAATTCTGTTGAATTTAAATTATCTTTTTCATCAATAATATTTACAAAAATTAATTCTTCTAAAAGTCTTTGTGTTTCTCTTTTTAATTGTATAATTTTGAAATTACTAAAAAAAGAATCTATTTGTCCATTATTTAATGGATAATATTTATAAACATTATCTGTTTTTAATTGTTCAAACATATGAGTTTATTTTTAATATTTCTTCAGCTAAAACTAAATCTTCATTTAGTTCTGAATAAGATAATCTAAACAATTTTACAATTGTTTCTGCATCTAGAGATGAACTGAGAGCTTTTTCATGTATTTCTTTTACTCTAGCAGAGCCTATATAGTAAGGATTTGTATTATTAGTTGCGATATATGTAAGATATGAGGATTTTAATACTGATGAGTTGTTTAATTTAGTAATATTATTCATATTTTATATATTTTTTGATTATTTTATAGCTAAGATACATAAAATTTTTTAAAAAACAAAATTTTTTTTGAAATATTTTTGAGTGTATGGGTTAATCCCACAAACCCACCCCACTCTTTTTTAAAATTGGTGATACCCCTCCCTGGTATCAAAGTAACTGTAAATTGTTTAACTTAAATTAAAGTATTATGTCAAAGTTAGCCACAACATTCGTAGCGAGTGTAAAAATGTACAATGGTTCTGCAGAAAAACCTGCAAAAGAGGACAAAAATGACAAAATGCCAGTTATTCTGGACGTTGTTGCTGGTAAATGTCCCAACAAACGTATACTTTCTGGTACTGTAGCTGAAAGAGCTGGTATGGAAAGTGGTAAAGCTTACTTAATGAAAGCTGAAGAAATTGATGAAGACCCAGATAATGGTCGTCAGTTTCGATACAGTACTATTAAGGAACTTGGCTTTAGTGAGCTTCTTGAGGCTATGTCGCACTTTGGTGCTCCACAGACAATTGATGTGTTTGAGCCTGCAAAAACTCCTAAAGGTGAGGAGTATATAGCTTAGTAAGGAATTGCCCTGTGAAAGCAGGGCTTTTCTTTTATGTCTTGACTTATGGTAATAATGTACACTACGTAATCATTAATTTAATACACTATGCGAAAAATACTGTTTAAAATATGGGTTGTATAGTTTGTGTTATCTGTTATTGTAGCACTAATCTTATTGTTTTTATTGTCAATTAGTAACAATAAATCCTGTTATGAATACTACTCAATACTAAGTTTAATCAATGTAACTGTCTGTGTTATAGTAGGTTTAGTTGATTCTTTGTGAGTGTGGAGTTGTGGGTTTAATCACCACACCACAATATGACAAAATAACTCACTCAACAAATTCATTCACATTTTAATTCATAGCTATTATGATATCATTCATTATAATTCTCATCATTCTACTAAACGCATTAAACTATGGTTATTTATTCTATGTTTGGGATGAATTGTCAACTGATGCTTGTATTGGAAGATCATTTTAATTTAATTAAAAAATCAGATAATTCATATGAATTAGAATATTATAATGATTCTGATGCTGATGAATATGAATATTATTGATTATGAAAATACATGGTGTTAACATAGCAATAATAGCTCATCACCATGAACTATGTAATGAATTAATTCTAACAACTTTTCCTGCTTTTGAATGGCTTGGTTATCCTGCCGAAGCATGGTTACATGATTTGAAAGTTAGAGCTTCCGTTCTTTCTCAACATGAAACCATTACCAAACTCAATACTGCGAAAGCTAAACTTGAGAACTTTTTAAGTGAAGATGATAAACTTGCAATAACATTGAAAGAAATTCAAACTTTACTTTAAAAACAACCCTCTTTGAGGGTAGTCTTGATAGAGAATGCACCTTTACGTGGTTCAAGACATAAGTACGTTTATATGACTAAGATATATAACTAAACTAAGACATTCAGTTAATAAACAACTCCTTAATATTATAATGAAAGAAATTATAAGAATTTAAAATAGAAAATATTAAGGAGTTTTAAAAAGAAAACAACCCACTAAACATAGCAACACTGCAAAATAGAAATAGACACTAAAAGCTGTGACACGTAAGAGTTGATAAAGAAGAAGCAAAGCCTACTCTAAGAGAATCTTCTCAACCTATTTCTATTTATTTTAAAAACATTAAAACCAATCTATATGAAAAATTATTTATTTTTATTATTGTTAATTACAATAATATCCTGTAGTTCAGATTCTTCTAGTAGGATACAATCTACAGAAGGTTCTCTTATAGGAACTTGGAAAATACAATCTACAGAGCAAGGTTCTGATATTGTTATTTATAATAATACACCTTGTTTAAATCGTAAGATTGAATTTAGAACTAATTATGAGTTTATTACATATTTGTATAAAGCTCCTAGTTGTAATCTTATAACATCTTTTGATAATTATTCTGTATCTCCAGAAAAAATTATAACAATTGATGACGAAAGATATTTAATCTATGAATTAACTTCTACCACATTAAAATTAAAACATTTAAGTGGTATTATAGATACTTACTCTCGTGAATAAGATTACAATATTAACGTTAAAAGAAACTTATCGAGATGGTGGTTCTAAACTTTACAAAGATGGTAATAATTTAGAATACTTTCTCGATAATAATCTTTTTAGTTCTTCAAAAGGTATTTTGTTTATAGGTAACTACACAAATCATTCTGAAGAAGCTGTAGGTACATATCAGTTATCTGATACTAGAGAAATCATAACCCAAAAAGAAAAAATAATTTATGAAAAACCTGATTACACAGGATTATATGCTATAATAGCATGTATGTTAGCTGCAATTTGTATTTTTTCATTAACATTATATTGTTCTTTTACGTCCAACAAAAATCAAAAAGTTATGTCTAATTTAAAACCATTCATTGTAACACGTCCATACTTCAATCCTGAAAAAGTTGCAATATATACTACAACCAGAAAAAAAGCTTTAGAAATTGCTACTAAAACTTATGGTTGTTGTATGGAAGCTACTGTTCAAGAAGTAAAAAATGAAGGTGTAATTTTATCAAAAAAATAATGAAAAATCAATCTAACGTGGCATTATTTGCATATAAACCTCAGATTCAAATTCAACAAGGTATTATTGCATTAAACAACCAACAATACAATTTTTAACATGAGAAAATTTACTATCTTTTACAAAGATCATTTAGGTCGAAGTAATCAAGCCTCTAATTACGCAACAGATGATGTTGAAGCAAGAAAAAAGTTTACAACATTATATCCTGATTGTGTAATTATGGATATAAATTAGCACATTATTCTTTATTCTACCACTCTTATCTATTTATAGTTAACACACACTGTTAATCATTGATTTTAGAATGAAATATTTTTAGGATGGAGAATCATTTAATTGATCGCAGGATAATTATTTCTTGTAAGCTCTGTCAGTGTAGTATAAATACTAGTATTCTAGTTAGTGTTATCTCTCAAGTATACGTGAGAGTAAGAGTAAAAAGTTCCCAACAAATGTTGGGACAAGTACACAATGTTAAAACCCTCAGAGTTGAAATACTCATGGCGTGTACGTTAAGCTGTCTTGAACAGTTACCAATTTAACAATAGTATTAATCAAAAAATTATTTATCATGATTACAACAAATAAAAAAATATCATGGAAAGATTTATTCTTTGATAAATACGGAAGACAATGGGTTAAACTAAGAAATAAATATATCTTATTAACAAAAAAGAAATGAAAGTACGACATTATTTAGAATTTAAATCCTACGATAGGATTATTCTATCAGGTTATTATGCTTGGATTTTAGTAAGTATTTGTATAATAACATTACTCTATTTAACATATCTTCTAATTAAAGGTATATTTAGCATTATTGCTACATTTTGTTATTGAAACATGTGATTCAAATCTGTCAATATCCTGTCAACGGCTCTATTGATGGATTTGTCACATATCTAATATGTCTAATTAAAACTGTTCAAATTAGATTTTTTATAAAGGCTTTTCTAATGTGCACAATTAAAAAGCTGAACAGTAATAGGTGTACACCTATTAATGATTTAGAAAAGGGAATTGTATTTTTCCCAACCTGTAATGAGTGTACATAATTACAGGTTTATTATCAAAGAACCTCATACAGAGTACTATTTTTATCAAGAGACGTTAGATAGGATACCAATGTACGGTGATACCGTAGGTCTCAAAGCCTATTATATAAATAGTGGTTCAAGCTCTGTTATTTTTACTATTATTAATAGTCAGCATAATTAATTATTATTGTCATGAAGAAAAAACAATTTTAATTATCGAAAAAATCTAATACGTTCTTATTTTAAAATATTATGCAAAATATAACTAAAAGTTTTGTAGATTTCTTTTAGTTATTTTTTCAAAACTAAATCAAAAATAAAATTATGGCTCAGCAAAAAACTTACACGCTGTCGTATGTTCCTTTTAAAGGTTCTCCAAAAAGTACAAAATGTTTACAAGTTGTGAAAGGAAGAGGTTTCGGTCCAAAAAGAGATCACAGAGGTAACTTTGTAGATGTAAATGGAAAAACTATTTACAAAAATGAAATTCAATCGTTTACTTTAACGTTAAATAAATAATCCGGATTCTCTTTTATGTCTAATTTCCAGCAACCTATTGTAAGTGAATATTTTCCATTAAGATTGTGTCCAAACAACTTGTTCACAAAAGAGGAAAAAAAACGAGCTAAAAGAGATTATAAAGAATTAAAACAAAGAAATCCAGCAGGATTTAATAATTCTTTAAAACAATTTAGAGTAAATTTTGCTAACAAAATGGCTAAATTTAATCTTAGATTTAATCTTAAAAATATTGACGAACTTAAAAATTAAAAATGTCAAAAACAACTGTATTAAGATGTAAATGTACTAGTGAATTTCAAGATATTACTTATGGTAAAGGAATGAGGTTACACAACATAACGCAAGATGGTAAAAAAGCATCATGCACAATTTGTGAAGGTTCTGCTAAAAATGCCAAAAGAGTTAGTAAAGATAAAAAACCTTTTGAAGCTCCTTCTACAAACAGACCTAGTAAAAATATAGATAATGGATAATTATGTTTCAATTTCAATTCAATTTTTAATTTTTATAATAATTATATGTATTTTTATTTATCTTTTTTTAGAGTATGATTCTAAAAAAGAAAAAGAAATAAAAATATTCAAATTAATTATTTCTGAATTGAAAATAAGTGGTAAAAAAAAAGATTATTTTGGTATTTGTCAAATAATCGATAAATTATGTCTTGAAGATATTATTAATTCAAAAGAAAAAGAACATTTTCAAAATGTTGTTTTAACACATTTTGAAAATGTTCCACCTAAATTATCTTTAAAACAAAGATATGAAATTGAAAATTCAGGTTTTTTATTACCTTTAACTAAAAAAGGTAACAAACAAAGAATCAAAACAATTAAAAAAATTATTAAATCTTTTAAAACGTAACAAGATGTTTGAAGCAAAAAAAAGTAGGTTGTTTTCAACCTCATCATCTGATTCTAATGTTGCAACAAAAAATTCTTTTTTATCAGCAGCGCAACAAAAAACAGCTACTGTTAAATCAGAAAATGGAGCAATAAAATACTCTACAACAGGTAATGATTTTGTAGATCAATTTGGACAGCTTGGAACAATGAAAAGTCCTAGAAGCTATTCAGATATCTCAAGAGATGTTTCCACGTTGTATGGAAAAAATCCAAGATTAACTGTTTGTTTAATCTTCTTTATTAGAATGATTACTCGTGTTGTATCATTATTTGATGGTACAAAAACTAAATCAGTTCAAAGAGGTTCTGGATTGAGACATGAAGGTATTGTTAGAATGATATGGCTTTCAATCAACCACAAAAATGTATTTTGGAACAATATCCAATTATACATTTCTGCTGGTTCATGGAAAGATATTATTCAAATGTTATCTTATGATTTACAATACAATGGTTGGAAAGATAGACAATTAGATTGGAATAATTTTGGTAAATTATTATTAGCTGGACTTGAGAATGAAAATTCTACAAATCTCGTAAAGAAATATTTACCACAAATAAAAGCCAATTCTAAATGTAATACTGTTGAAGCTCAAGCAGATAATCTTATTGCTAAATGGATTTGTAGTTTATTATTTGGTGGTAAAACACAAGAGGATAATTATAAAAACTATAGAACATATAGAAAGCTTAAAACATCTGGTACTGCACATCAATGGCAACAATTAATTTCACAAGGTAAACATAACCTTGTAGATTTTGATACTGTACATGGTAGAGCATTAGCTTTAATGGTGTCCGGTAAATATTTAGCTAATAATAAATTAGAAGCTAAGTATGAGAAATGGATTGAGTCAAGACCTGTTGCTAAATTTACAGGATATCCTCATGAATTGTTTACTAAGATATCTCAAAAGAAATATCAAATTGATACTTTAAATTCTCAATTTAGAGGATTAGTTGAAACTGCCAAAAAAGGAGCTAATCAAAATACTTCACTTATTGTAGTAAGAGATACTTCTGGATCTATGATTTCACCAGCTACAGGTACAACGCAATCTTGTTTTGGTATTGCAAAAGCTTTAGCTTTATTCTTCAGTGAAATGTTACCTAAAGGTGCTTTTGCTAATGCTTGGATAGAATTTAATAGTTCTGCAAAATTACATTTTTGGAAAGGTTCTACACCTTATGAAAAATGGGTAAATGATAGCAGCCATTATGTTGGTAGTACAGAATTTTTATCAGTAATTCAACTATTATGTTCTATTAAATCAAAAGGTATTTCTGAATCAGAATTTCCTACAGGAATACTTTGTATTTCAGATAATGAATTTAATCCCGGTCAATTAAACAAGACTAATGTTGAATCAGCATTACAGTTATTAAAACATGCAGGATTTTCTAAAGAATATGTTGCTAATTTTCAAATTGTTTTATGGAATCTTCAACGTAGAGGAGCTGGAAATAAATTTGAAACTTATGGTGATGTAAAAAACATTTTTTATTTTTCAGGCTATGATGGTTCTACTGTAGCATTCCTTACAGGAACAGAAGAACAAGCTGAGAAAAAAGCACCTTCAACTGCTGCCGAATTATTTGAAGCAGCAATGGATCAAGAAATAATGCATCTGATAAAGATGTAAAGATATGGGGTGGACGGCATTACTTAACCTGTCAGGTTATGAACTGCAAACTCACAATTATAAATCTTACCTATATTAAGACTAACTCACAGCCTGCAAGTGAGCAC